CCATACTTTTTTTATTAATATCTTTCATAAATTTAGCTAATTCGGGGGTATAGATAAATCTAAAAGCAAAAGTATTATCACCTATGTATCTTACTTCTCTTTTAATTTGCTTACTTTCATATACTTTAATTGTTTTACTGCCTTTATGAGTAAGCCAATATTCGTATTGATCTTTATTTAACCCCAAATCCATATAAAGAGACTTGTATTTTGGCAATATATTTAATAATAATTCATATTGTTTTGAACTTAATATTTTGTCTAAATACACCTTGTATGCCATATCCCATATGAATTTTAAATCATATTTGTTTCTTATTTTATTGTATGACGGCAAATCGTTATATTGATTATTTGGTAATTGCGAAACATAACTTTTGTCGGGTCTAGAATACGGTACTTCTTTTAACATATCTTCATAAATTGATAAAAGTAAAGTTTCAGTATAAATCATTTTACATTCTTTCTAAAACCATAATTTAATTCAGCATCTTCAAGACCGGCGCATCTAAGTCTAGTAATATTGTTTATTTGAAAACTTTTATTATCTAATCCCTTCATAACACCCAAATACTTGTTTCTAATAAAAGCAATTTGGTTGATTATTTCAGACATTGTAACTACGTCTACATCTGCTTCGGCATATTTTTCTGCATCCCTTGACGATAACGATTTATTATAATGTTCTAAAAAATGTTTTAATTTACTGCTTCTAAGTTTACTATAATGAATATTCAAAAGTTCTAAAATTGCTTCAACTTCTTGTAGTTGATTAAATCTATATTCTACTATTCCCGGCAACATAGATGATGCTCGTTCTAAACTACCGCTAAGTGCAATTTCGGATCGAGCATCATCCAATTCGTTGGAATAATAGTCGTATGCTTCCAAAACAATAGAATAATCTTCAGGATTGGCCGTTAGTTTATTAAACCAGGACATTTAAATTACATTAATCCTCATCATTGTCGGTATTATATTGAAAACTTTTTTCTAAATAAACTTTATCAATATATCTATCTTCGCCTTCAATGGCAGACAATGTATCAACATCAAATCCGTAATCTTCGAGTTTTTCAATAAAACTATACGTAACAATTTGTCGTTCTTTTGCTGGTACAAAATCCTTAAAATGCTCCCATATTTCTAAAACTAGTTCTGGCTTAATATCACTCATCAATTTTTTCCTCTTCTACTTTATCAAAATTCTTTTTGGAGTGAACTAATGAAGAATGTTGTTCCATGATTAAATCTAATATACCATTTTCATTACGTTCGTATTCCTTACGGTAATACTTATATTCCTTTCCCGAAATGTCAATAAATTTTAATCTATTTCCATCTTTAACCAGCAAACTTTGTTTTTCAAACATATCAACAAGCCCACTGTATGGATTCATACCCGTATCATATGGTATTTTTATTTCAACTTCTTCAAAGGGTTTTGTAAAACGTGTTTTCATTATTTTACATTTTGATCTAATACCACGAATATCAGAAACTTTATTCCCATCTTCGTCTTCTTTAAGTTTCAATTTTCTCATAGCCAAAACAATAGAGGAAGCATATATGAATCCCTGGCCACCTGAAATTTTATCATCGGGGTCAAACATGTCTTGGCTTGCATATGTATGGTTGGTTGCCAACATACCTATATCGAATTCACCAAACATATTAACGCAATTTCTAACCAACGCAGTAAGTGCTTTTGGTTTACGACCCATATCACCTTTCAAATCGCCAGCAGCAAATTGATTTACGTCCGTTGGAGTCAACATCATACCCAAACTATCTATAACAAATAATACTTTAGGTCGGTCATCTTCAGCAACATTACCATGTTCTGATCTATATTCCTTAACAAAATCTGAAACAAGTTTAGCAACATCATCTATCATTGCCAAGTTAACTTTAAGCATTTTATCTTCAGAAGTATCTACACCAAGTGGTTTAAGCCATTCTTCGTCAAGAGCATTTTCTGTATCAATTAACACGACATAAATTCCTTGAGCTTGTGCTTCTCTCATTACATTAGCACACAAAAAGCTTTTACCGGACCCGCTTTCGCCCGCTAAAACAGCAACCTTACCCAACGGTATAGCTCGTTTAAAATCCCCACTAATTCGGTAGTTTAATGCGTAATTACCAATACTAATCCAAGTTTTGGGGTCATTAAATCCAATACTAATTCCATCTATGTTTTTTGTTAAACTTTTTCTAAGTTTACTTGCATCAAATACTTTTTTCATTCAATCAATCCCCATCTAAGTGTAGCCAGACTATACTGGCTACACTATATTTTTTGCAAATTTAATTTAAATTATTTCTTAGCTCTATTTCTCAAGGCTTCTAAAATAGCAGAAGGATCTACCTTTTTAGCAGGCGATGCATCATCCGAGGCTGTTTCGGCTTTAGGAGCGGCTGTTCTTGCCTTTAATTTGGCTAAAGCTTCGGAAGCCGAGGGCTTAGCTGATACTACCGCCTCCTCTTCAACTTCTTCTGGTTCTACTGGTTCTACTACCTTAGCAACAGGCTTGCTTACTATTGGTTTTGCGGCGGATGCTTTTGATGATGACTTAGCATCGACATCGTCATCATTGTTGCCATATGTATTTGGCTTGAAATACCTGCTAAATCTCGCGGAATCATAAGGTTCGCCATCCACACTCGCTTGGAACATTTCACCAATAATTTTAACTTCTTCATCGGTTGGTTCTTTTGGCATAAATTGGTTTAAGTCAAACAATCCAAATTTTTCTATTGCAGCTATTTCATCATCATTTAGTGAACGAGTCTTCATACTCCACTTTGATGTAGAATAATCGGCATATTGCCCTTTTCTAGTTTTTGCCAATCTAAAATCTCTACCACTAATATAATCAATTGGCAAATCTTCAATTTCAGGATCCAACAATGAAGCACTAATTATACCATATATAGATGGATTAATAATAAATCTTCTAATTGGGTTTTCCGGTTTTTCTTTTTCATTAATGGGGTCATCAACCACAAAGCCCTGGAATATGTAGCTTCTCTTCTTCCAATATGTTCTAGCAGTTGCTTCTAAATCGGGTTCCTTAAACCATGGACGAATTTCTGTTAGGATAGGACAAGTCTTCCCAAACATTTCCATACAGGGTACTTGAACAGTGACCTGCTTTTGCGCATCATTATCCATTCCAGAAAAGGGAAGTTTGATTATTTGACGTTCAGCCCAAAAATATGTGTTGTTTGGATTACCATCTGGTAAAAATCTAAACAATGCTGATGTGCCGTCGGGGATGTTCCAAAAAGGATAACTAGAATTATCTCTACTTGAGTTATCGTTTTTTTGTTGTTGCGAAAGAAGCTTCGCGCGAATTTCTTGTAATGTAGCCATTATGTTCTCCTTGTGTTAGCCAATGTTAGCCAATGTTAGTGTTTATGTTAGTTCTTATGTTAGCCAAGATAACCAAATAAATTTAGTTAACGTATTATTTATAGTTGATATACAGAATTAAAACAATATTTAATTAGTTTTTATCAAATATTTTACCGGCAAATTCATTTATTTCTCGAAGGCTTAGACCTTCTCCGAGTAATAAATCTTCTAAATCTTCACGACGCATATTCTTTACTATATTTTTAATAACAACCATTTCAGGTCCTGAAAATTTAGTAGAATTTAATATATAATCTTCGTATGCCCTAAAAGCAATTGGTACATATGGTTTAATTAATTTTGCCATTGCATCGGCATATACTCGTATTTCATATTGAGCGTGGGGATCTGACCTTAAACGCATGTAATTAAATAGATTGCTTAAATCCATTTTCCAATACATTTCCGTGTAATTTCCCACAGGTAATACTGATCTAGCCAGTTCTTTGGCTATGCCGCCTGGTTGGTCTGTTTCTCTAAATTCATCATCTAATAACCCATCATTTGGGTTATATAAATCATAAAAATCTGTGTTTTCTCGTCCCAAAAGGGTTTGGTATGCGTTATAAGCATTATCATATGCTATCCGCATAACCTCTTGAACACCTTGCGCATTTTTAAGCGAAATCTCGCCATTTCTGCCTTGCTTGTTGTCTTTGGCTTGGGGTTTTATATTAGGTATTTCTGGAACGTAAAATTCATTACTCATTTCTGAATATCTACCAGAATATTCATTAATACTTGCTGTTCTATGACGAACATGTTGCCTAGCAACTAATATTGGCATTTTAATATGAAATTTAAATTCTACCATTTCCATTGGAGTATTATGATGGTGCCGTATTAAATACCTAATAAGGCTTTCATCATTTCTAAGAGTTTTGGTTCCTTTGCCGTATGAGACTCGAGCGGCTTGAACAATAGCAGCATCTCCTGCACCTATTTCATTGGGCATCGCATCCACGAGTCCGATAAATCCGTGATCAAGAATTGGTATATATTTTGTATCGTGTAAAACGTCTAATTGGGCTGTCATAATATCATCCTTTATTTTTTATTATTATAACTTACAAAGGATGATAATATTTTATCGGGCAATAATCAATTTAATTATTTTCTGTAAATATATAAACTGACCCCGAATCAGAACTCGGGGCATCATCCCGGAAAGCACCAACTATTGCGGTATTGCCATCTGATGAGATAGCAACTGACAACCCAAACTGATCACTATCTGCGCCGTCTGAAGCGGTTAGTTTTTGTTGTTGAGTCCATGTAGATCCAGAACGTGTGAAAATATACGCTGACCCCGAATTAGAACTCGGGGCATCATCTAAGTAAGCACCAACTATTGCGGTATTGCCATCTGATGA